TAAGTACCTGCGATGCCTGAAGCGATGTGCGGGTAGCCTGCAATGCAGGTAACAGCAGTCGCGTTAGAAATCGAGGACGTTGCAACAAGGCCAAACACCGCGCCACCCGACACAACAGCATCATCCAGCACGCCGGAAGTTGCCGTGGTGTAGAGCGGGACGTTCGGAGCGCAGTTCGCAGCCAGGTTAACCATCACCTTGCCGCCAAGTTGCACCCAACCGTAATAGCCCGAAGCAATCGAAGTCTGAGCGAAACCAATACGCTTGCAAGTCGCTGCAAGAGTCGTGGTCATCATCTGCGCCTTTTGGGTGTCATAAACAGCGACAGCCGCATAGGTGCTGATTTCAGACAGAGCTTGGACATACACGGCTTGACCGCCGTCGGACAGGTTGACTACCGTACCGGTCGTGAATTGCGAAGTCGAATCCACATTCGTCAGGGTAACGCCTGCGGTGTTGCTAACACTAAAAGTAGGCATTTTCTTTTCTCCTTAAGCAATCAGCACGCCGCAGAACTGCGGGCCGCTGCTCGTCAAATTACCTGCCCAACCAATAAGCTTAACAATCATTCTGTTACTTTCAGCCTTTCGGCTTACTGACCCTTTCGGGCGGGGATGCCGCTTCGGACTTCCCTCCGAGCTTTCCTTTGTTATGGCTCGGTTCAGACTATCGCATCCGCTTTCGCGGCCCTCTCACTTAGTCGTTCACGCTGCTTTCGCTTGCGCCCTGTCGCCCGCTGCCGGGCTTCCAAGTCAATCAGAGAAGGTTTAAAGACGCCATTAGTGCAAAGTAGGTTTAGCGTCTTGGTTCACAGCTTGGCGTTCGCCACCAATCGGAACGAAGTTACGATCAGCGTGCGGACGGAACATCAGGTATTTGGTGTTGAGGAACCACATATGGTTTGCAGTAGCGGCTGAACCAATACCGCCATCCAACACCACGTCCGATGCCATGCCAGCGCCGAAGTATTTCAGCGAGGCAAAACCAGCGCCAGCCATCGACGAACCGCTATCGGTAATCCGCTGGATCGCTTGGAGCGATTGCAGATACAGACGATAGTAGTTGTTGTCGGCCACGATCAGGTCAGGCTTATCAGTACCACGGATCAACTGAACAGCGACCGCATCCATATACTGCTGGATGTTGGAAGCCGAAACAGCAGCAGAGCCGTTAGTCACGCCGGAATAAGCAACCGAGCGCCAGAACGACCACGTAGCACGATCAATGCCGCCGTAAGTACCCGTCGACGGGCTGTCAGGCACAGCAGCGCCCAAGCCGGTCAGGTTCTTACCAGCGTTACCAGTGCCGTCAAGGTACAGGTCGCCGCTAATGCGGTTAGCCAGTTGAGCCTCGGCAACAGCCATACGACCGTCCAACAGGTCGATGATTGCTTCTTTGCCGCTGTTCTGAATCATCTCAAGGCCGCTGATCGACACTGCCGACGCGTACTGAGTGATAGAGAATTGAGCCGAAGAAATCGGGCTGTTCTGAGACACGTTCAACACTTCATAGCCGCTATAGCTATTGGTGTTGTTGGTGGTGCTGTCGTTATACATAATTTCTTGCAAAATTACGTTACCGCCCGAGAAGGTTTTGACGTTTCCGCGTTCCTTCAGGCGGCGCAACAGCGCGTTGTTGTTTGTTACGTTATCAGCGAGTTCACCAGTTCGGCTTTGAATGTTAGTGGCGATGATGTCGCTGATAGAACTATTGGCAAATGCCATGATTTTCTCCTATCAGGTTTTAGAGTCGATCTGCCATGCTGTCGAACTGCTCAGCAAGCATTGATCGGCGATCTTGCGCTTTGGTAGCCGTTGTCGCGCCGGGTGCGGCACTTCTGACACTAACCGCTGCCGCTCTAGCCTTCTTTGCAGCTTGATTCGCTGCGACCTTTTGCTGAGTCTCAATCTTGGCTTGTTGGCTTTGCTGGACTTGCTGATAAAGGTTGTCGTCTAGGCGTACTGCTTTTTCGTAGGCTTCTTCCAACGTGGATGCAACACCGCTGTTTAGCAGTGCAATCATCGTCGGTCTTGCTTCTTCAAAATGCTCAGCCTGCAAAGCGAAACTGTTGATCTCGCTCATCAAAGACTGATTCTGCAACTGCTCCTGCTGCTCTTTCCAACTCATCACTTCACCGCGAACCTTATTCAGTTCTTGCTGAAGTGCTGAAATATTCGGGTCAAACGGTTGTTGTTGCAACTCGCCACCCAAATTCACACCGTATTGTTGCGCCAAGCGCATAAACAACTGTTGTTTCTGCTGCGGGTCACTATATCGCAACGCGTGATCCGCTTCCATCAAAGCTTTGACCGCTTGCGTCGGCTCAATTCCAAGCCCACGGATTGTTTCCATGTACGGGTTCAAGACTTCTTGAAACTGGTCTGCCATGCGTGCTTTTTCCATCAGCGGCTGCACACCGGCCTTCATCTGTTCTTCGCGCTGCCAGGCGTATTCTTTCATCCGATCATCGGCAGTCTGCCAAACATCGTGATAGTCTTTTTTCCACGATGCAGGGGGGCGCTTCCATACTGGCTCTTGGACAGGCTCTTGCGCCTGCTGAACCATTGTTTGCTCGGTTTCTTTGGCTACAAATTTGCCTTGCTCATCGCGGGGCGTTTCAACTACTTCGACTTGCGGGGCGCTTTCGACTTGCTCAAACTGCTCCAGCAGCTTTTCTCTGCGGGTATCTTCGACGGGTGCAATTGCGTTCAGATCAGCCATTTATCTCTCCCTGTGGGGGTTGCGGGTAAAACGTGCATCGTCTCGCAGTTTGTTCAAAATCTTGTTTGCGTCTGCGTGAGTCATATTCGCTAATTGCGCCCTCAAGACTTCTTTACGATTGTCTTTTGGTGGCGCAATTTTTGTTTCCATCTTTTCGTTGCCGACTTCTATGCAGCCATGCGCCCGCAAATGCTCTCGATGGCGACTGCGGCTAGTAATCATTGATCCGTCAATCATGGATTGATAAGGCTGAATGTCGGGCATTACATGATGCACCGCAATTGGTTGGTGCTCGCTTACTTCTATTGCTTCGCCGTCAATGTAAATCCAGCGTTTTCTCATAGCAGTAACAGAATTTCCTCATCGTCCGTTTCGATATGCTGATTCCATATTTGTTCAGCATTCTTAAGATCGGCAATCAACTTATCAAAATCAAGATTGCTTGTCAATATTTCTTGTTTTGTAACATATTTTAACGGTTCAACGACTTCCGGTATATCTTCCTTGCCTTCAACAATTCTTTCGTACAGGTCTAAAACCTCGGCGCGGCGCTTTTCCCGACTAGCCTTTTCCCGCTCAAATCGATCTTTGAGTTTGTCGCCGTCATGGGTATCAAGGTCGATCAGCGTGGGAACATAATCCCAAGTCGCTTCGTCCCATGTGCCGGTGTCCCATCCCCCGTTCATGTGGCGATTTCAACTCCGACCGCTTTACCGTCAGGGCCACGGATAATCCGTTTGGGCGCAGCCATGACATTTAGCAAATTGTCAATTTTGCCAGCAGTTTGATCGTGCAATAGCGCCATATCCTGCTGCAACTTCTCGACGTTTTGCAGCGCCATCTGCACGCCTGTTCCAAGCTCGGCAGTCATGCGTTCAGCGGATGCGGTTGCAGCCTCAACGAGCGGAATATCCACGCCAGGATTCGCTCCGATACGCGCCACGGTAACTTTTGTTACTGCGTCGAGTTCTGTTTTCCAGCGGTTATATTGCTCTTCCATTTCGGCTTTTTGGCGCTCAAAGTCTAGTTTCTGAGCCTCCATTTGCGCCCGCATCTGTTCAATTTCGACTTCGCGCTGTGCTTTCGCCTGCTCAAGCTGCAATTTAGCCTGCTCGACTTGCATATTTGCTTGCATCTTGGCTTGTTCTAGCTGCCCTTCTGCTTGCATTTTTGCCTGTTGCAATTGCTGCTCGGCTTGCATCTTCATCATTTCGGGATTGGGTTGCTGTTGCGGCGCAGGACGGCTAACGATTTGATTGATGCCTTGATCTATTGCGCCTTCAATCTGACGCGCACCCTTGAACGATGCCACCATGAATTTCATCGTTTCGCCAATCATGGGCACAAGTTCGGGCGCTGCTTGACCAAGCGGCAATGCTTCGCGCAAGAACGATCCCAAGGCCGATATAAATTCAGCCCGATCCCGTTTCATTTGTTGTTCGTCCAATTGCACGAGGGAATCCGCAGCCACTTCGATTCTGAAGTTCCGCAGCGGTTTGTCTTTCAGCAACATCAATGCTTGCGGGATCAATTGTTGATCTTCGGGTTGCATCTGATCGGCTGCGGCGTACTTGAGAATTGTTTCGGGCTGAAACTTGGTGCAAATAATCTGCGCTTTTAGTCGCAATAAGCCCGATGCAAACAACGCCACATCCTCTTGCATTGACCGCAGCCGGATCGAGGCATATTGCCCCTTGATTTGCTGTGCTGTGGCCGTCTCAGACGCAAACGACGAACCTCGGATAATGTCCGATAGACCTGTGATTTCGTAAATTTGGTTTTTGATCTCAGTCCGAGCCTGATAGCACTGGATCAGCGTCGCGGCAATCATGTCGATGGGCAGGAAGTCAATCGCGCCTTTCAGACCGCCTTTCTCGCCAAACGCCATCCAAGAGTCAACCGGCAGTAGAGCGTTGTTCTCGCCCTCAGTCATCAGACGCTGCAAAGCGGGCTGCGACGCGTCATAAACGCCCCTAACGCGCAAAGCCTTGACCAAGCCATCTATCCGGTCAGACAGAATATCAAGCTCGTTAGCCTGATCCTGGTACAGCACAAAATCAGGAACCGGCACGAGGGTGTCGCTCGTCATCGTTGCAAACAACGGTTTTGGGCAGGGGAAAAATCCTTCGACTTGCAAAGGATCGTCCCGCTCGTCAATGATGTTGGGCATCGACTTGCTGAACCAATAAACCTTTCCGGTTTCTTTGTCCCAGTATTCACAAATCTTTGCGCGGGTGTGTTCCTTAGTCGATTGACCATACTGCTTGAGGGTGTCTGGGCCAGCATCAAAAGGAATCTTGTTGCCGACTTCCTCGCCGAAACGCTCGATGAGTGCTTCGCGGGTCATGTAAACCCACCGCCATACCGCCGTCACTTCTTCCCATGTACGCGCTACTGCATGGCCAAAGTCTTTCCAATGCACGTAGTCAGTCGGAGCGCATTCGTCCTCGATTTCCTCAAGCGGTTCTGCCCCGTTCATTTGTTCGTCGAGGCTTTCCACGTCCTCGGTTATCTCTAGCCCATCTTCGGGCATATCAATAGCTTTAACGTGCGGCTCATAACGCACCCAGGACACGCCACGACCGCCAAGGAAACGATCCTCGACGCAATGCTTCATCGCGCTGCGAAAGTCGGTGTAATGCTCGATTTCAAAGTCTAGCGCCCGCTCTATCAGCAAGGACGCAACCCGTCCCACTTGGTCATTGTCGCCAAAACGCCGCGACACATCGGCTTTCGGTAGACGCGCATAAACAGCGGGGATCAGCGTTTGTACGTTTGACCAAAGGATATTGAACTTGGCCGTTTCGTTGGTGTTTTGGCTGCGATTGTCGTCCCGATAACGCTTGATGATCTTTTGGGTGCGGGCTTCCCACTTCTTAAAGTCGTTATCGTAAGCTGCAACGATATGCAGCAGCTTCTGCAGTCCTGTGCTTTGTAGTTCCATTATTCACGTCCTAGAATGTTCAGCAAACCCTCATTGCCGGGAAAAACCACAAAATTGCGAGTGCCTTCGCCTTTTGCCCGTGATCCTTCATCTAAATATTTAATGCCGGGAATATTTGCTTTTCGCATATCATCTGCCCAATAAGAAGACATTCCTTCTTTTAATCTAGGAGCTAGCCATTCGCCTATTATTTGATCATCTTTAGGAAGATTAAACGAAACTTTAGACAAAAAACTTTTTACTTCTGCAGGCTGTTGATTAAATGGTTTATCCCAATCTAACATCCGAGCCACGGCTTCGTCAGGCAAATCTACTTTGTAAAGATTACCTTGATTTGTTCTAATACCACCGGATGCTCTTAATTGTTCAAGTTTTTGCAAATCTCGCATGGCTTTTGCAGCAACTTCTGGATAATCTGCGTCTGGGCTTGCATATTTTTGGGCTGTTTCAATAGCTTTATTTAAATTTCCTTTTCTTATTTCTGCTCTAACATTCAAATGTTCAAGTGAACTAGGATCAAACAAACCATTGGACGTTAAAAATTTATCTTTTGATATTGTGGTTTGATAATCTTTTGCCACGTTTGGAGATTCTGCAACGTAATGCCCATAACCATACGCTTGTGCGCCTTCACCTGTGCCAATTTTCGTAGGATCAAACTCACCCAACGGATTTTTTGCAGTAGCAACAAAGCGATGCGGTGAGCCGTGATACACAATCGGCGCTGCCATTGATACTGCTTCCATTGCTCTTGCTAGATTGCGTTCCTGCACATCCTCGGGAACACCAAAGACCGAGCCGCGCCAAAACTTAGTACGCGCAAGATCATTCACAGCATTGACCGGTTCAGCCGAACCATAGCTAGAACCCGTTCCCAATGCCTTTAGTGCTCCGACTAACCTGCTCGGAACTTTGGCAAGTTGTTGCGCCATTGTCGGAGGTGCAGCCGTTGCGCCTTGATATGCCAGTGCCGCCGCAATCCTTTCTTGCTCTGTCATTTGTTACGCTCCGAGATAGCGCGAGCCTTTGCGCGAGCATCTTCTTTGCTGGATGCGCCCCATGCCTTCAAAGCCAGCGCAAGTCGGGTAGGTTTGCCGTTCTTCTCCATTGAGCCAGGCATATTCCCCATGCGGGCAAGAAACGAAGCGCGACGCGGGTTGTCACCAGCCTTGACGGGAGGCTTTAGCGTGCCGCCAGTTTCAGCGTGATAGCTCGCTCGCCCTTTGGCATTCAGACCGCCCTCGGGGTTCTTACCCTCGCTTCTTGTCCATGCTGCGCTCATTTTTTCTCCGGCTTTGCAGTCTTTGCAGATTCGCGGAAGTCTTTAGCAGTCGGCGCACCGGGTTCGCCAGGCTTACGCATACGCTCACCTGAACCGGCTTTTATCCGTTCCTGCTTCGCTAGGATGTTGGCATATAGCCCGGCTTTGTTCACGAGAACACGCCCACACCAATCACCGTAGCACCAGCACCGGTTGTTACCTTCCACGCACCATTCGCAGAGCACATATTCATTTCTACGCTGTAAACGCCCGGAACAAGCGTTGCTGAACCTGTAAGCAATGGAATGGAAGTAGCACCGTCCAGCAGGGTCACAGTTGCCGTGGCCACGGTGTTCACGCTAATAATCAGCCTGTGCAAATAGTCGCCCGTTGCGCCGCTGCCGCCCAATACTTGCGCTGTTTGACTAGCCGCTACGGTTTCATAGGCATAGCGATACGGATAAGAAACGCCGCTCATATTCTTGCTCTCCTGGGTTGTTGAGTTGCCCACATATCGTTGAGGGTAACTGTGTTTGACGGGCCTACCATCAAAGGCTTTGCTACATCCGGCGCTTTGATAGCCGGTTCTTGCCTCCATGCAATCGCCATCATACGAAAAGCGTCAGCAGGGTGGCTAGTCCAATCATGTCTTGGGGTTTGTCTGAAAGCCTTTTTATCCTCGTCGTATTCGCGCTGATACTGCTTCAGAGCCTCGATGCCCTCGTAACATTTGTGATCGAACCATACGCGAGGAAGCATGTGTCTTACGGCTTGGATGCCGTCTTGCACCGACAGATCAGGGACGATAGCCAGCGACGCAATGCCCAAATGCTGCGCGAGTTGCTCGATGACGCTTTTTCCACCGCTGGCAAGGGTTTTGGCTTTCGCATCGTGCGGGAGCCAGTGCTTACCATAGCGATAACCTCGGCCCTCGATAACTTGTGCAAGCTCCTCAATGTTTGCGCCCGATACCGCGTAAAAGTCGACAACATGGATTTCTCCCCGCACGACTTGATACCACCAAATAGCCGTATCGTCCCGATAGCCCAAGTCCCATGCCGTATGCACAGGCAGGTTAGGGTCAACAGAAACAGTCGTTACTCTGCCCTCTTGTTCGGCTTCCCTTAATTCTTGTCCGTAAAAAGCTCCGAGGATTGCAGCTTCAAATGAGCATTCGTATTCCTGCAAATACTGATCCTCGGACAATTGCGCCCTTGCTGCCGATAACTCGGATGGTGGCAACAAGCCCGACGAAGAGGCGGGGAGGCGCAGCAGGAACCACTCGTGAGGGGAACGAGTGGCGTTTTCATAAACCGACCAAAACTGATTTTTGCCTTTAGGCGTACCACCAAAGACTGCCCAACCTTGTTTATCAGACAGCGCCGGACGGATGACATTGCCCCATACGCTTGGCCTAAAGTCGCCGTACTCGTCCATGTAAATACCGTCGAAACCTAAGCCCCGCATGGCATCCGCATTGTCTGCACCGAACAACCTGATCTTCGCCCCGTTCATCAGGGTTACGGTTAGTTCAGCCTCGTTGCTGTCATTGATGATCGGCTGAGCAAAGTTCTTCAAGTAATCCCAAACAACGCTTTTCGCCTGGCTGCGGTACGGTGCAATGTAGCCAAACAGCGGATAGGCCGATCGACAGGTCGCCGCTGCCCTGATAACGTCATTGATAGCTGCGACAGTCTTTCCTGCTCGCCGGTGGGCTACGAGACAGCCCCACCGCTGCGTCCTTGCGTGGAACGGCAAGAATGCGGGTCTGGGCGCATATGGAAGGATTATTTCGGATCGGCCCATCGGATAACCATTTCCTGCGGCCCGCCCTCATTTCCTACGTTTTCAGTCCTAGCCAAGTCAGGAACAACCTTTTTTAACAGAATGTCAGCCGCCTTAACCTGCGTTCCTGATAGCTCAATCTCGCCTTCAACATGCTTTAGCAGGCGATTCATAATCTGACTAGCTTGGATTTTCTCTCTCCAAGCATCAGATAAAGTTATCTTTCTTTTCCTAGCCGCCATGTGATTGATTTGTAACAGAAATTGTAAACATACTTAGTTAATATTTACTATCCATTTTCTTCATGGCTTCGGCTAACCTTTTGCCTTTGTCAGCTTGGTTGAACTCTTTGGCGACCTTAACCGGTACGCCGACTTTCTTAGCGAATTTGGGGTCGTGAGCGGCCGCCGCCATCATGCGGGCCTGTGCTGGAGAGTGACTAGGCATTATTTCAGAAACCTTAGTTTGTAGAGCGTCGAATCAATTTGATCCGCAATCTCGTCCACGATGTTCTGTAACTGGCTTTCGCTCGGCAAATCCTTGCGAATATTGTTGACGAACTCTTTTATCTGAGTCAGGTACGGAACCGGTTCTGTCGCTAGGTGAAACTTTTTCGGGTAGTCCGTGATAATGTCATAGCACCCTTGATACGCTTCTGCCCACTTGTCTGCAAGCTCGACGATTGCGTCGTAATACTCGCCCAATGCCATGTGCTGCGCGAATGACTTGGTTTGCAAGTGCATGAAGTGAGTGACGGTTGCTGAGTGAAAAAGAACACTGACAAACGCTGCCGCCGATTCGTTGTATTTCGACATTTTTCACCCTTTTTCAGCAATAACTCAATGATATTTGCAATTTTTTAGGCTGTCAAGCGCGTAATTTGACCATTTGAGCAATCATGATTTCCACCGTATCTTTGACTCCTTGCTTGTCTCGCACGATTGCTCGACACCCTGTCCATTGCAGCGCAAACTTTTGTTGATCCTCCGTCTCCTTGCCTTTTGGCCCTTTGACTTCAACGAGCCATGTAACGCCGCCAAACGCGACAAGAAGATCCGGGACGCCTCTACCCATCGGGGCAAGGGATAAGACCGCACAGCCGCGCATTTTGAATTCTGTAACGATCTCTTGATGATTTGCATCAACTTTGGCTGCGCGTCTCAATGGGATGCCTTCTCAATAGCTTTCGCAGTCTCAATCTCGGCAATGACTTCCGGTCCAGTTTCTATTGTGATTCGCATGTCCTTGACCAACAGCTCCATGCACACGCCTTCTGAAAGTTCTGTTTCGCTGTAGTCGCTCTCAGCCTGGCCAAACTCAAGGAATGCCGTACAAATCCCATGCAGCACCCGCAACGCTTCTTCTTGGCTTACTTTTGGAAACATAGTTCTGTTGTCCTTTGTAACAATTCTTTTTCTGTCCCGTACCTGCGCTCAAATTCCTTGCGCCAGGGATGCCGACTTACATACTCGGGCGTGTTTCTGCCGCTTCTGTGATGGGTCGGACATAGGCATATCACAAACATTTCACCCGCCCGTTTGCTGCCGTTCAAGACGTGATGAATATCGCCCTCTGACTTTGTGTCGTGGAACAACCTGCACACAATACACCCCAAATCTCTAACCTTGACGTGCCACTCGCGCTCAAGTTTTGTCAATATCAACTCCCATTTCCACCGAAGCCGCCATCAGCCAATCAAGCCATTCGCTGAATCGAGTCTTGTTGTATTTGCTTGTTCGCCTGCCTAGCATTACAACGCCCCCATTCAGCCCCATAGCCAGCCGTGGCGACGTTTCACCCTCAAAGGCGGCTGTCAGTACGTCCTTCCACTCTTCGGCGCTCATGCGCGTTTTTGAGCCGTTTATGAACCACATCTTTTGCCTCGACCAAGCCTCTAAGATCGGCCATTGCGCCGCGTTTTGATCGAGGGTGCGGTCATTCATTTATTCCCCCTTGCGCGGATAGCTTCGGCGCACCATGTCGCCAACACATCCTCGCCCTCATACTCGGCGTCGATGGCATCACACAACTTCGCACACGCCTCGCGTTCTTCGGCGGCAATCAACTTGGCAAATTGTTCTAACTCATCTGAATAAAACTCATACTGACGGAAGTGTTCATATACTAAATAATCTTTAGCAAGTTCTTTAATTCGTTCAGTATTCATAGTTCACCGTCGCCAAGTTTTCTTGCAGCAATTTCGCACCGTTTTTCAGGTGGAAGTTTCGCGCCATATCAGTCTTAGGCGACATAGTGACAATGCGAAACCATCCTTTTTTTCTGATTCTTTTAACCAGCGCATTCACCAGCTTGCTACCGCATCCCGGTTTGTAAGACCAAACCGAATACAGTACGACAAGGCTTGAAGTAGGTATCCAGCCCGTTACGAAAAGTTCGCGTTCTGTTTTGGGTATTGATTCCGGTTGACTGACGCAAACGACAGAGCATATCTGCCGATCTTCCACCCACGCATAAACACAACGGTTGCCACCTTCAACGCGACGCTTGGGACTGATACTTGGGCGCACAGGGTCATCGCGCAGGATCGGGTCGGGGTCAAGTAGCTGGACGATCATGCTCCCCCCTTAATGTTGTGGGCGGCTTCTACAGCGTCAATCAAATCGTAGTCATGCCAGTCATTTTCATCGGCTTGACGGGCAATCTCATCTCTCTGTTCTTCCGTCAGAGGCTGGCGTTGTGGTGGGGATGTATAAAGAGGAATTGTATGTTCCTCGGTTTGCTCCCACACAATACAATCTGTGCAATCTTCGTCCTCACGCATCCACGCCACGGGCTCTTGTTTCTCTGCCTCTTGCGGTGGCACACCCTCAGCGTAAACAGTCCCACAAGTAGTGCATTGCAAACGCACAGGCTCTTGCTTCTCTGCATCCGCGATGGCTTGGCGTAGACTGACACAAGCAGCCAACTCAAACAGCAACTGCTCATCTGAGAATGTTTCGATGCTTCGTTCCCATTTTGTGTCTTTGCTCATACGTTTTCTCCTGACTCTGCTTTGATTAAGTTTGCCGCAACGTGCCAGTAGTTGTGTAACCCATTTGCCGCCTCGTGTTGCACCATCAATAGGTTCACAATACGTTGTCGCTCTGCCCTGACTGCGGCTTCTTTTGACTCATGTCGCTGATTTGCTGTTTCATCGACACGATCTTGCGATGTGTCGTTGGTAGCGACACTTGTCTCCGCAATCGCTTGGCGTAGTGATGTGATTGTTTGTTTATTATTTGGATAGCCGCTAATCTTGTCGGCGCGTTCCAACGCCTCAAGCGCCTGTTTCATAGCTTCAATGCTCATTTTGCCACCCATACGCGACACATACGACCGCTCGCGCCTTTCTTCTTGCCATCGGTATAAACCAAGTCCATACGCTCTAACTCGCTCATCCTGCGAGCCACCGCGTTATGGTCTAGGTCAGTCCTTGCAGCAATGTCATAGATAGTGCCGGGCTGTTCTAATGCCGCGATGATGATGCCATGATGTTTCGTGGCTAAATCAGTTGCCTGATCTGCTGCTGCATGGCTCGTATCAGGATCGGTGTTACGCACTCGAGGAAACTGCAAGTTCGGAAAGTACCTGTTCAGTATCATTTTTTTATCCATTCATAGAAAAGGTTATTTTCTGTTGCCCTCACTTCAACTACTGAAAACTCAGCCGCAAACGCCCTCACAATTGCCGCTGATTCGGGCATAGCTGCTGCCCGTTCCTCTCGCGTCATGTTCTGAACGCGCACTGCTGTTGCAACTCTTTCTCTCCAAGTCACGCTGCCCGTAATCGCAGGCGATATTGCGTCATGTCCTCGCCCGGTCTTGCTGGCACTCCGATCTTTCTGCCGTATTCCATCGTCAGTTGATCGCTTGTCCACCAGGCTACGACTTTCTTCTCAGGCATTGATATCTCATCGTCGAACCGTTCGCCATTGAGCCAGCTTGCGGGATGCGGAATATATTGCTTGTCCCTTCCTTCAGCAGTCCACATTCGCACATGATCATCAATAGCTTGAAGTGCTTTTTGTTGCTGCTCGGCAGTTAGCTTTGACCACGCTTTTTGGGCGTCTTTGCGGGCGACTTTTTTGGGATATTTGCTGTAGAAATTGTCGAACATCTTGCCTCCATTTCTCTTATGTCTATTGCTGCGTCTGCTACCCCATGCCAATCTTGCTGCCTGACTTTTAGCATCAGGTACTCAATCATCACTTGTTTATCTGTCATAGGTATCTGCTCTGTGGTGAGCGCATTTAGCCTTAGCCTGTGCGCCCTTTAGTCTGCTCTGCGGAGCCGCGACATTCGTCAGCCTTTCGGTCATGGATGCTAACTTCGCCGTCCATTTGTGCGCTGTTTCAGACCTTAGCCACCAGTAGCGCTGTCCACTCGCATCGCTGTTGCTCTCATTGCCCAATGCGGTGTAGTCCAAAAGAAAAACCCACCTACGGCTGGGCTTCAGACCTCGACGGAAGTGAGCAGATTGCGGCGCTTTGCTCTCGACAGCCGAAGCCCATGCGTAGATGGGTTCGTACCGCAATCTTTTCACGCTTCCGGCGTGGCCCGATCTTTCTCTCGGACAGGCATAGAATGGCATAGATAAACGGGCGTGTCAACTACTGCTGCGGGACGATCTCTGCCACCATCTGCTTAACGGGGATGTAATCCGCAGGATTGACCTTCAGAGCGCCCTCAGTGACCACCTGCAGCTTGTACGCCATCCCTTCGGGGATTTGCCCCCTCTTGCCCCATTGCGCCACTGCTTGCGACGTAATGCCCAATGCCTCGGCTAGCTTGCGACGAGTGCCAAAATGCTGTTCTGCTTCTGCGACTTTCATGATGCCTCCTAGAGTGAAAGAAAACTTGCAAACAATCGTATCCTGTGCAAACATCCCTTGTCAAGCATCCTTTCAAGAATTAACATATCTTTACAATTTTCCTTTGCAACAAGCGTTGACTTATGCTCACAAGGTAAGTAAAGTCTGTCTTGCAGTATCCAATTGACAACAACAGGAGCAACAAATGAACCTCTGCAAAGACTGCGCTCACTACAAGAAAAACGCCGACAACATCGAAGCATCTGAATGTATGCGCAAACCTGCTTTCTCGCCGATCAGCGGGAATTTGCTGCCGACGTATTGCAACCTCGAGCGTGCAGCCTGGGGAACGTGCAAGCCCGAAGGCAATCACTTTACTGTGCCGATGACGCAAGACGAACTCGACGCGGATCGTGAAATGAAGTCACGCGAGTGGGAACGGTGGATTGGCCCTGGCGACACTGATTATGAACGGCTCAATAGAAAGCTCGGAATATGATCGGCGACCGCGAAGTGGCTATCGGCTTCACAATCATTTTTCTTCTTATCGTTACGGGGGTGCTGTCATGAACAAATCAGAATCAATCACCAACCTAGCTACAGCATTGGCTATGGCGCAAATGAACATCAAGGGCGCAATTAAAGACAGCGCCAATCCGTTTTTCAAATCAAAGTATGCCGATCTGTCCTCGGTGGTCGAGGCGATCCGTCCTGCTTTTGGTCAATGCGGGCTAAGCTACGTGCAGCGGATTGAGCCAAGCGACAGAGACGAAGTGCGTGTCGAAACAATCTTGATGCACGCATCCGGTGAGTGGCTATCCTGCGGAGTGTTGAATTTGCCAGTTAGCAAGGCAGACGCCCAGGGTTACGGTAGTGCTTTGACCTATGCCCGCCGCTACAGCTTGTCTGCTGCTTGCGGTGTTGCGCCCGAGGATGATGACGGCAATGCAGCCACCAAAGCATCGCCTAAGTCGATTCCGGCCTCGGTATGGGACACCATGCCCGCCGACGAACAAAAATTCTTGTCTGACATTGCGGAGGAAGTCATTGCCAAAATCAACTTAAATGATATTGAGGGCGCAAAAAAATACATTGAAGATCAGAACCTTGATGCCGATGAAAAAACGGCATTGTGGTCACGATTCGATAGCAAACAACGTGCAACAATGAAGAAAGGCTAGTCATGGCTTACATACCAAAACCCGGCAGCTTTACGCTGTTTAAGAATGCCAAGAAAGAAACCGACACCCACCCCGATTATCGAGGCGATGGGATGGACATGAATGGCGAACCTGTATGGGTGTCAGCTTGGATCAAAGAGGGCGCTAAAGGCAAGTTCATGTCTTGCAGTATGCAACATAAGAACAAAGATCAGCCCAAGCCTAAGAAAGCCGCAGGCGATTTGTCTGACATGGATGATGATATCCCTTTTAATTAAAACGGGTCTATAATGGTTGTACCTCATGCACAGAAGATACAACATGGCTCGTTTCAAAGAATGCTTTAAGTGCAAGACCGTTCAGCCGTTAACTGAGTTCTACAAACATCAAGCAATGGCTGACGGTCATCTCAACAAATGCAAAACTTGTACCAAAAATGATGTGGCAACGCATAGGTTGCAAAATCTTGAAAAAATACGCGCTTATGACCGACGAAGAGCAAAACTTCAACATCGGATTGATAAGTCTGTTGAAATCAATAAACGATGGCGCAGCAATGATCCTCGTCGCGCAAAAGCACATAGCGCAGTTGCCAGAGCATTGAAAAGTGGTCAATTAATCCGATTGCCATGTTTTAGATGCAACAAAGAAAAAACTGAAGCGCATCATGAAGATTATGACCAACCATTAAGCGTTGTTTGGCTTTGTAGCGTTTGCCATCATCAAAGGCATCAAGAATTGAAAACACAATCTTTCTAGTCAAACGGGGGAAAGCGGATGCTGTGGGTGTGTTCACCGGCGTGATTTCCGGCGTCCCACAGACGCAGCGAGTACCCCACCCCTTTACGGGGGAAAGCATCGGCGCTCTGCGACAACGCAGGGTAGCGCATCCGGTGCAAGTACCCCACCACCAAGGAACAACAATGAATAATTTCAATTACTTTGATGAAATTTTGAAATGGGCAGAGGATCGCAATCTAGTGCATGGAAGCAATATGCAAGCGCAGACGGTCAAGCTGCTAGAAGAATGCGGCGAACTTGCTGCTGGAGTGGCCCGAAAAGACATTGACAAAATTGTCGATTCAATTGGCGATGCTGTTGTCGTGTTAACCATTCTTGCCGCACAGGTAAAAGTCCCTATTGAGGAATGTATCGACTTGGTATGGCAAGAAATCCGTTATCGCAAAGGCAAAATGGTCGATGGTGTATTTATCAAGGAAAATGACAATGGATGAAGAAGCCCAAACCATCGCTTGCACTCAGTTGCTGGCAAATGTTGTCACACTGGCTGTGCTTGATGCTTGCCTAAAGCCCGTCAAACGCAACGATTCAGCTAGGCACAAAGTCCCCGTCGCTCAAGACAAAGCAATGGATGCAATGATGTTTCTGATGGACGGAGCGCAGCATTACGTCGAAATGATTGGCATGGATGGCGAACGGTTCAAAAAGCAACTGATCAAATCCATGTACGACGACACCGACAATTACTTCACCAAGCAAATCACCGGAGAACAACGCCGCAATTTTCGATTCAATCTTTACTTTTGGCAAAACAACCCTGCACGACGCAGATTCTTACCGGAGGAAGAAGATGAGACTAGCTGACGCAATCAACTGGATGATGACTTACGACGCACTACAACCCGACTTGATCGACGTATCTAACTGGAGGCCGCACGATCCACGCCGATACGACGAAAAACGGAAAGAGTGCATCAAGTACCTGCGCGAACGAAACCTTTACATCCTTGATGGCAAGTTCACCCCGACAAAATCTAGTCATACCGATGTTAGCGTTGCCTTTAACCGCGCCCGCCAGCAGCAGGGGGAAACTTTGATACAGGTGGCAAAATGAAAATGCTTTGCTTTGCAGTCATCATTCTTAGCGGTTGTGCATCGCTTCAGCCTCCCACTACCGTACCCGAGGCCATCTCAAGCCTACAAGTGGAAAAAGAAGTCCCGCCGCTGTCCAGGCTTGAAGTCATCAACGGCATTGGTGAGTGCGAGAAGGCCGGTATGCGCCCCGTAGTCATCAGTACCAAGCGTAAAGTCAACAATCAGCTAGTCCCGTCTGTGGTGGATGTTACATGCCTGCCCAAGCTCTGAAACCACGCGCCCGTCAGATCATCGAAGCCATGCGCGAAGTGTTGCGCCGCGACTTGGAAATGACAGGTTTCAACATTGCCGAAGTCTTGAACGAGGATGTTGGCACTATCGGAAGCTATCTCAACAGCATGGCAAAAGATGAATTAGTGTTCCGAATGGGTCTGCGACTTCAATACAACGGCCGGACGCGCACCAAACACATGCTGTGGAGGCTTAACCACAAACTTATCAGAAAGCTAGAAAATGAGGAAACAGCGACGATGGCGACTGAAGGAACATCCAGCGCAATGCACGAAATGTCAAGAGATCAAGCCGCCAACAGAGTTCAACTTGACAAAATACAAAACGCTCTTGTCTTGGTGCAAAGCGTGTCACCGCGCTCTGTGCCTTGATCGTTATCATAGGGGAAAACTATGATTTTCTTTGGCGGCTTGTTTATGATTGTTCTATCGTTTGCTGTGTTCATTGCGTTTTGCGATCCAATCAACGACAAACGAACATGGCTTGAAGATTCTTGTGCTGCTGTGATGATGATGGGCTTGGGAATCGCTATTATTGGCGCAATCGTATGGGTGGCATCGTGAAAGACTATTCAGAAAGCATCTTGGAAGTCGATAGGCTACGCAAGGAAATTCACAATGCCGCGCTTGCTAAACAATGGTGGAAAGCCTCTGCATTGACCAACGATCTTCTTGTGGCCGTTGCTGAATTGAAAATTGAATTTCACGACCGACAAAAGGAACAAAATGGAAAACTATGAGCGTTGCAAAGTGTGTGACGTTGCTTTCAAGCCTGGCGATAAAGTGATGTGGTGCAAAGTCAATTCATGCCCCGAGACTGAACAGCGGGTTATGAGTGAACAGCAATATCGGTGGGTGATGAAGAAAAAAGCCGCGCCTCATCAGTTCGACGCTTGACCAACCCTGGCAGGACTTTGCCCCCTGCCTTGGTGAATTTCATAAACTCAGCCGCAGCCGCTTGATAATCCCTCCGCAAAACCTTCTGACGGAGGGTGCTGCGCTGTAGTGTTCCCAAACCAAGATTGAAAGCAAAGCAGACGAGAGCATCAAATTTGCTTTGGGTAAGCTCGCCGCAATACTGGGTAACGCCGCGTTCAAATCGAGCCAAATCGCTAGCAAGAATTGCATAAACCTCCTCTTTGCTCCACACGCGATTATCTTCGGGATGTAAGTCTACTTTCAGCCGATCAGCCATTGGTAACTTAGCTTGATCGGGATACATGACATGCCCGATACCAATAGTCCACAAATTCGCAGGGCATCGGTAAGGCTTGTAACGCACGCCCTCGTGGTGTTCGATCATCTTGAGGCACAGCGGCGAAACTTTCATCGCTTGAATGCCTGGCCACCGAAATAGAAAGCAATGATGCTGCTGAAAATGATCTGTGAATCGTCATCCCACAAGTTGTTCAGCGCCACATCAAACGCCACGCCCGTCTTGAAGGCGTACAGGAAGCCAAATACATCAACGAACACTAGCAGCAAAAACATGCCGTAGGCGATGCCAGGACGCACCATAGCGCGAGCGTTGACCACCCATTGACTAGCACCCTTGGCGCTGTCCGTATCGTGCTGTAGAAGGGCGATTTTCTCGGTTACAGCGACTTGCTGAGACTGAACAGCCAGTTCTTCAGTCCGGCTTTGCGCTTGCACCTTGATCTGCTCGGTCTTGATTTCCTCAATCTGCTTTTCAAGCTCAAAACCCGCTTTCTTTAGCTCCAGTTCGCGCTCAATCTGCATCTGCGCCAAAGCAATCTCGTGTTTCTTGTCGGCGCGGTCTTGGAAGAACGATAGGATCGACGGCAAACCGCCCATCAGGAATGAAAGCGAACTTGAGATAAGAGATAGCATTTCAGCCTCTATAATAGATTGCAACGAATACGATGATGCCGCCGATGCCGAGAACAACAAATATTCCCGCAGTCATCATGGCTTGCTCAAATTCTTCTTTTTTCCTTGCAGCGCGATCTTTGGCTAACCTTGCTTTACGGATAGCCTCTCGATTTGCCTCGTCTTGCTCGCCGCTGATTCTGTCTCGTTCTGCACACAGTTCGGCATACAAATCCATTTCGCCCTTGAGAGCGAACATATCGCGCAATTCGCGCTCAAACTCCCTCGCCTGCTTGCGCTGCATGACGATGGTAAAAGCCTGCGACAGTGCAGATTCTTGCGCTGCGGCTTCCTTCGGATCATCAGATTTTGGCGCTGTTTTTGCCGCCTCGACCTGCTTGGCGGCTTTCTCAATCTGACCTTGTGCGGTGAAAAACTTGGATAGCTCTCCGTAACAATCACGGATTTCCTTGCCCATGTTGATCGCCTCTTTAACAAAGGCGACCGACGTTTTAGCTACGGCAAACGCTGCTCCAATCGTTACGGGGTCGATCATTCATTTAGCCCCCTGTTTTTGTCACTATATGCAGCAACAAAAGAATGATTGCGCCAGCGCAAGCCAGCAAAATAGATTCAAGCCGCTTGATGCGAAGGATGGATTCTTTCCACCGCTCAGCACATACGGCCTCATGGGCTAGAAATTTCGCAGCAAGATCAGGTTCCATTGATCTTCCCCATAATTTCGTCAATCGTTTCTTGCACTTCCCAGGAGTTGCCATTCATGCCAAATGCAACGGTGACTTTTGTGCCGTCCTCTTGCGTGTTCTCAAAAAACGACATTATCGCCTCGGCATTCAGGATCAAACCTTCACCGATACGGCCTTTGGTAGCATTGGTCAAACGAATGAGCTTCATACTTGCTCAACCCAAGAAATCGTGGCCTCATCCCACGAATACCGCTTGTCGTCCGTCGGCATCGGAACCGGAGCATTCCACAAACAGGTATCCTCATTCAGCACCCATGACGGATATGGCTGCGGCGGGATAAACGCATCGCGCTGTGCATCGTAGGTGTAGCCAAGACCCGCGTAATTTTTGCGGAATGGAGTACCGCCTAGAGCGTGAACACCGCCGTGCGTGTTGTAGCTGGTCTGCTTGTAAACGTCACCAGTACGGGCGGTCAGTTCGTCCTCTTTGCCGTTGTCCTCATCCCTGCCAACCACAACGAAGTCAACAATGTTGTTTGAATCTAAGCGAGCAAAATGCGCCATGATTTTTCCTATGCAAACGAAACGGTTTCGCTAGTTGTCGATGTAGCGGTAACAGTATAAATTTTGTACCCGCCGCTGGTCGTAGAGGTCTGCGTCACGCCACCGGAGAATGTTGCGGTGTAGGTGCTAGGAATCTTGATGATGACAACACCTGAGCCGCCAGCGCCGCCAGTGCCGGAAGAAGAAACCGCACCAGCGCCGCCGCCACCGCCACCAGTATTTGCTGTGCCGGATGTTGCTGTGCCGGAAGCTGATCCTGCGCCGCCGCCGCCAGTACCGCCAGTTCCCGGATTTCTTCCGCCACCGCCACCGCCGCCAGCACGAGTTACAGATGAACCAGTAATTGATGATGCAGTGCCATTCCCGCCATTTTGACTAGATGCTGTTGCACTTGCGCCACCACCGCCGCCACCTTGCGTATCGTTTCCACCTCCAGCAGCACCATTGCTGCCTTGACTTGGAGTTGTGGATGGCGTGTTACCTGATCCAGCAGTTCCGCCAGCGGCATAACCACCACCGCCTGAGCCTCCGCTACTTGCTTGCCCGCCTGTATCACTTCCACCTTTGCCACCACCCGTTGATGTATTTGTGGAAAATACGGAATTTGAACCGCTTGTCGGGGCGCTTGTTCTAGCTACTGCGCCAACACCACCGGCGCCAATTGTGACGGTGTATGCAGTGCCAAAACTTAAAATTTGACTAGTAAATTCTCTATATCCACCAGCGCCACCACCACCCCCGTAATTAGTGCCCGTGAGAACCTCGGCCCCACCACCACCACCCCCTGCTACAACAAGGTAGTCAGCAATAATTCCAGCAGCGCCACCAGCAAGGAAAAAATTTTTAGCTGCGAACATTATGGTGTGTATCCTTGAGCGATGCTGCCGTACCAGTTCGTTCCGTCAGCGATGAAGGTCAGAATGTCCATTTTTCCAGCAGTTGCCGTGATTGTCGGAGCGCCTGAAGTGCCCCACTTTACGCCCGTAAACGTCGCCGTTCCATTGCCTGTTGAAGCTGCTTGCTTGAGCAATAGAACAAACGATTTGCCAGCCGTAGCAGTCGGCATCGTGAACGTGCAAGCCGTGGAAGCGGTTAACGTAGCGGTTTGAACCGTTCCATTAGTCAGCGCGATAGTGTTGGACGATGTAACCGTTCCAATTGCGACAACGCTTTCGACATAGTTTGTCACAGTCGGGTTAGTAACAGTCGGGGTCGCAATCGTCGGGCTAGTATCTAGCACCATTTTGCCAGTACCCGTTACTGCGCCGGTAAGCGTCACGCCGCCATAGGTCAACGTCCCGCCGATAGTCTCATTGCCCGAGACATTCAGATTCGTAAAGCTGTTACCGTTCAGCAGTTGGAATCGAGTGCCGTCATACTCAATCAGCACCACTTGGCCAGCAACCATGTCACCAGCAACTAGCGCAGTTGATCCTGTGCGTGTGATTGACTTAGACCCAACGCCGTCAATGTTGATCGTCACCGCGCCGGTATTGGTATTGGCTACAACAAACGAGAACTGATTGCCCGCAGCGTATGCAGTAAGCGCAGGAGTCATTGAGCCAGTAAGGGTATCCGTACCCGATACAGTCACTAGCTTGTCTGTGCCACCTTGTATTTGCGAATACCTGGCGGCATCAGTCCCAACAGTCGCAGCGCCCAAGCCGGTAATTTTGAAGCCGGACATGGGAATATTGGCTGTGACAGTCGTTTGACCGTCTTTAGTGATTGCGGTACTCAGACCGTTCGCCAAATCCGCAGTTAGCGCATTAAACGCCGTCGAGGAAATGACTGTGCCCGCTACAACGGGCTGCCCCGCTGTATTGATTTGGAATGTCCCGCTGCCATTGTAGCTCAAAGTTGCATCTCCCATGAAAAAGGCATAAACTGTCGTTTTGACAGGAGATGCCAATGACTTACCAAGTCAACAAAGTTATCCCATGTTCCCAATGCGGAAAGCCTTCCATAGCGCGTCATTTATGCCGCTCCCATTACAACGAAGCATGGCGCAATAAGGAATTGTCTCAGCATTCGGGAATTACTGTTTACGAATCGTTTGATGCCAAAGTCAAAAAAACTACCGGTTGTTGGCTTTGGACTGGAACAAAAAATGGCAATGGATACGGCATAGTTTTGATTGGTGGCAAAGGTATTCGCGCTCACAGATTTTCTTATGAAAGATTTGTTGGCAAAATACCTGACGGCAAAATAATTATGCACAAATGCGATACCCCTGCTTGCGTAAATCCCAAGCATTTGCAAGTAGGAACTAAAGCTGAAAACAATGCTGATACCGCAAAAAAAAGACGACACAATTACGGGCTTAACCATTGGAATGGTCGCCTTTCGACGCAAGATATTGATGCAATTCGACAAAGCAATGAAGTGCATCGAATTCTTGCCGAACATTATGGTGTTAATCAAAGCCATATTAGTCGAATCAAATCAGGAGAAGCGCACAAAAAATAGCTCATTGTTGTGCCCCTTGCGTAGTTGCTTGCCCTGTTGCTGCGCCTGTCATACCTGCACGCCTTGCGCGTTGTGCGTTAATTTGCTGGATGAATCTGTCAAGGTCTTGCAATTCCATTTTTGCTGCCGGCCCTTGCTTCATTAACAGTTCTGCAAGTTTGTTGCGCGTTGATTCGGGCATTTGCCTAGCAGACAATGCATTGCCAAAGTTCTGCATAGCGCCCATTAGGTTACCGCGACTTACATCCATTGCCCCGCGCCCTATGTCACCTGCTGCGCCTAGTTCTTCTGCCGCTGCGAGTCGTGATGCTGTTTGCGATCCTCGCCCAACACTTTCCATCTGCTTTAGTTTGCCTTCTTTTGCAATTTCAGCAGAAAACCGTCGGAAATCATCACCAAATGCCATGCGTAGCGGTTCGCTTGTCTTGGATTCTTTCCACATCTTCAACAAAGTAGTTTGCCCGCCCTCCGTGCCTGCTTTGTCGCGGATTGCTTGAATTGTTCCAAGCCTAAAAGCCTCAAGTTCGCTAGGAGACATTCCCTTAATGATTGAAGGCAAGTCCACCACATCCTCGCGGAATATCTCTCGACCACGCTGCAATGCTGCTTGTGCTTCAGCAGGGCCAGCAAATGCATCACGCGCCATCTTATAGATTGAATTGCCGTTTTTGTCTTTTGGCGACAATTCGTCAAGTTTGCGCGTCAATTCGTTACGAAGATTGTCTGTCGCTCGACTTTCTGCTGTGGCTTTAAAATTAACCTTTTCTTTTTCGCCAATAGTCCACAATGCTTTTTTCAGCGTGTCTAACGCTTCAAACGATAAATCATCGCCTGCTTTAATTTTTGACAAATCAAGCGGAGTTTTTCCTTCTCTGCGAGCTAAATCTTGCGCGGCTTTCCATGCGTCCGGTGCGCGTTGAATCAATTTTTCTAGACTGTCATCCACCCGAATCGACATTCCGCGCAGTTGCTCGTACAACGGCGCAGCCTTCGCAGCTTGCTCTGCAATAAACGCATCTTCGGTTGCCTTGAAACCTTTGCTTAACCCTGTGGCTTCTTCTGCCGCACCAACAATCCTGCTTGGTCGTCCGGCTTGACGCTCACGAATTGCCCGTTCCATTGTTTCTTTAGCCTTACCAGGAAGGGTCGCCAACACATCAGCTAGGCGGGTCGTACTCTGACCACCTATATCGGCTATTCGCGCCTCAGGCCCTAGCGTTTCAAGCCTTGCCATGCCTCTAGTTGCAGGCGTGCTAAGTGATCCCGGCTGTTCAAATACTGAACCCCGAGGCACATCCCTAAACAACGCTTCAGCAAGCCGCATCCTTGCAGCATCTTGTGCTGCCGGAGGCAACATCCGCTGCGCGATCTGACCGCCGACAGCGCCTAACATTCCCCCTGTAGCTTGACCTGCTGCACCCAAACCGCCGCCCAATGCTGCACCTTGCGCTACATCGCTAACCATTCCGCTTACATCTTTGGCTGTGGATTCTCCCAAACCACCAGCCGCGCCAGTAATTGCGCCGCCCTTTAAGGCTTGAGCAATCCGCGCCGCGGGGGTCATCATGGTAGCCGCTTGCGTTGCAGCACCTAGCGGAATCATTGCCGTAGGCGCTGCCGTCATGCCTCGCGTGATAGCGCCGGTAATCGGATATTCCTTGCCAAATTGTTCAGTCATGCCGCGAACATAATCACGGGCGGCTTGGTAACGCTCGCCCATAGATTTGTCACTGAATGGCGCACCAAATGCTGCTGCACCTGCGCCCGCAAGTTCGTCAAGAAAGCCAAATGTCGGCCCTTGCAAAGCGTTAACCGCCCCTGCAATTGATGAACCTCCCGGCGCATTGATTGCTTCGCGCCCTGCACGCGTTGAGGGAGATTCTTCCCTGTCTGCGCTAGTCACTAATACAAAACCTTCCGGCAAAGGCATTTATCTTGCTCCTTGTACGGGTTGCCAAGTTTTCCCGCCATCGGTCGACATAATTTCTTGACCAGTAGCGGGATTTCTTGCCCGCATTGGTTGTTGCGTTTGTTGTTGAATCCGCTGCATTCCCGGCCCTGCTTGCACATTAAGACCGGCAACCGCATTGCGGCGGTTTGCAGCTTTTTGTTCAATGACTTGCGGAGAATCACCCGGCTGCGGAAAGTATTGTCGCTGAGCATTGGCAAATTCCGAAGAACTAATTGAAGCTCCGGATTCTTGACGAAGGATCGCATTAACAAAGTCCCGTTGCGCCTGTTCTATTTGCTGTTGCTGCGGGCTTTGCGTGACGTTCAACATTGCACCCACACCCTCGCCAACAAACGGCAATGCTTCTCCTGCACGTTTAAGTATCCCCGGCTGAACTTTCCCACCTTGACCAATATCATTTAGTATTTGATTTGCCGCGGCTGCGCGAGTAGCAAACAATGTCCCTTTCGCTTGCGATTCAGTCAAAGCCTTGCCGCTTTGCAGTGGAGTACCTGCCGGGGTCAGAACCGGAGTAGCTGTGCCTGTGCGCGGATTGAAACCAACTGCACCGCTATCAGTTTCGTGATAACTCATTGCAGGGTTTTGCACTTGCCATTGCCGCAGTTTCAAATCTTCAAGGCTAATTCCAAGTCGTTGCGCTTCTTGTCTTGCTCGTTGCTGTTGATCGGCAGAAAGACTATTAAACGCTCGATCTGCTAGTTGTTTCTCTTGCGTTAGTCGCGCTTGCGTATCAGGAGAAATAACTTGCTGTGCAGGGCCAAGATTCTTGCGTTCGCCAGATTTAGTGATGCCGTACAAAGTTGGCACACCCTCATCATTCATGAGAACTTTTGTTTCTCTGATTTCATCTGGCTTCGGCATATTGAATACCGGCCTAAATGTGCGCGGATCAATCAGCGTTTCGCCTTCTTTGACTGATATAGGTGCTTTGGGTGTCATTTGTGAAAGCAATTGAGACATGGCAATTTGACGCGCTTGCGGATCGCGCAAACTAGCCAAAATGCTAGGGTCAACCGTTCCAGGCGCACGCGCTGCCACCGCAGGTTGATTAGGCATAAAGTTGCCTTGATCGTCCAAAGCAGTAACTGGAGGGCGCTCCGGCAATGCTTCTTGCCCTTTCATGTGCCCAAACAAAGTCGCAATGTCTGACGCGCTTTCTCGTTGCGCTCTTTCGCCCAAGGCTTTTTGCTCTTGAATTAGGTCTCTTTGAGTCTTGCCAGCAACATAGCCTTGCAGCATCTTTGCAAGACTAGTAAGCGGTGAAGTGCGAGCCTGAATGCCGTTGTAGTTAAAAGTCTCAGCAGGCTGAAAGGCTTGTTGCTGCATGAGTTCGGCCATGCGCTGCCGACGCGCAATGTCGGCCATTTCCGTTTGGTACGGATTGGGCAGTGTGAAGCTAATTTGTTCAGCCATTTTTTTACCTCAATTAGAAGCCAAACAAGCCTTTGAAAGCTGTCGGATTAGATGTATAAGCACCAAGTCCTGCACCAAGCAAACCACCAAGGCCAGCCATGTTTGCATTTTGCTGCGCTGATTGAATGCCATATTGCGTCAAAGCGTTCTGATTTGCTGCTTGAGCGCCTGCAAAAATTGGTGGCGGTGCAACTTGTGCAGGTTGATAGCCTTGAAATTGCGGCATCTGAATCTGTGAGCCTGAAAGCAAACCAGTTATTTCATTTAACGGCCCTTGACGTTCTGCAAGCTGTCTTTGTCTTTCTTGCAAGTCTGCGGCATTTTGCGCTGCCATCAATGATTGTTGCTCGTTAAATCCTTGAGCGCGAGCACCAGTATCAAGGTTAATTCCTTGCAATGCAGCTTGCGTCAACAAGTCGTTTCGGTTCTGCGCTTCTTGCGTCTGTGCAGTGCGATAAGCCTCTGAACCTGGCGTGATGCCCTGATTGATTAACTGATTTTCTAAAGCGGCTTGACGGCGTTGCAATTGAGGCTCAAGACGAGACATGATCGCTTCTTGTCCCGTTGTTCCTGCATTGACAGGCATACGCGCCAAATTGGACAAATCAAGCCTAGTTTGCAACGGGCCTGCTGCTGTTCCTGTAGGGGAAAACGGTTTGTTCAATACATCCTGTGCAGTCGTTGCACCGGTTTCGCCCAATTTTGCTAGTAATTGCTGAACTCGTTGTTGCGTATCAAATGTGGTTTGCGCTGTAGGTGTTAGCGTTTGCCTAACTGTTGGCTGATTTGTAGACGGGTCAAACGTAACAAGTTGAGTGCCAGCCGGCGTGTAAACATTAGGATTGTTGATGTATCCTTGTTTAATCGCCGTTTCAACATTTGCCGCGCCTTGCGCTTTTGCTGCATCCGCTGGATTGTAAGTTTGAATTTGTGGCGCAGCGGGTTGCGAACCGCCGCCAAAAATTGCACTAACTATGCCGCCCATATAGCCTCCAGTTTCTTCATGTAGCGCGGCTGAATCCATTTTTCAGCATCGCTTTTCATCAATCCATAAATACAAATGTCGCCATACTCTCCAGCATCACGCATTACACCTTCCAATTTTGCGCCTAAATGATGAGCAAAACGCCGAGATTTTTTGTTTCGTTTGTCTATCAAACCAGTAACACGTTTGCAATTATTTTTCACAAAAGCATAGTGCATCACCGTCGAAATAAAGCCTGGCGTTATCGCATCCGCTGAAATGTGCATCATGATATTTGGCGCAATGTAGCCATTGAACACCACGCCAGCGATAAGCTCCTCGTCATCATTGACAAGCCCAAACGCGACAAACAGCCCCCAATCCGGCGATCGTCCTTGCTTTTGTGCGACATAGCGCCCAATGAGTTCTTTCGGCTCGGTAATGATTTTCATATACCAGCCCACCCGGTTTGATACACCACGTCGGTCGATGCCCATTCAATCTGAATTCCGCTGCTTGCGCTTTTCAGTTGAATGCCGCCGCAGTAACCGATGCCTGTAATGCCTTGCCAATTGTTCGTAATGACTGAATCCGAACCCCATACGCCAACATCCCACAACGACGTACCCCACACACCATAAGACTGCGGGCTAAACGATAGTGCCGCTGTAGTGTCTTGAATGTCAAAATCGACGTTCATGCCGACAAAAATAGCGGGTTGTCCGTTTGTAAACAAGCTCGGCCTAGCGCGTGTGAAATACTTCTTAACGCCACGAGAACCGTAGTAATTGAATGCTTGCAGGGTATTGGCTTGAATGTTTCCTGTGTTGTCTTGATAGTCCAGCGTCCAAGCCTTGCCTACAAAACCATTCCCGCCGAAATACGGGTCATCGTTGTAGATTTCCCAACAGTTAGCATTCCAGTTCGTAAAGTTGCACCACGCCTTTGTGATGTTGTTCATCACATATTGTTGCTGCTGAGATCCTTCGCTTACGGGCACATTCACAAACAAAGCGTTGTTCTTTGCGTTGTATAGAATCTGCCAGCCAAAATTGTTTTGGTAAGTACGCGTCGCCTCTGCAAATGCGCCTTGTATTTTGTCTGATAGCGCGATCCTCGGATCAAGCCGCGAACTCTGCACAGCCGATGCAAGCGGATACAGACCGTCAAGAGTCAGAATCAGCAAGTCGCCGGAATACTTGAACATACAACGCTTGCCGATGGGAGTACCTAGCTTCCAAACCCCAATGAGCGCCCACGTTGATGCAGAAGCAGGATCAGTCCCTCGATAGGCGACGATTTCGCCATTACTCGTCACAAAAACTAGGTTGTCGTCAGCACCATAACCTGCGTCAATAGTCCATGTTCCGATGGCCACAAGATAACCACCGAACCGACAAATCGAACTCAAATCTAGCGGTTCAGCAGCACCACCGACTGAGGAAGTCGGCAAGTACCATGCCTTGAGGGTGTTCTTTTGAATGAACCACACTCGATTTTTGAACAGCGTCACATCGTCAAGCGTCGTCGTTGTCACGCCTGTGATAGCAGGAGTCGAAGCGCCTGTGATCGAAGTCCATGTCGTGCCGTTGTAAAGCAATGGCGCATCTGTGCCGTTGGCGCAATACATGTAAGAGCCGCCAGGCGTTGAGACGTTGACATATTCCCATCGGTTGCTGCTCAATCCTGAGACGACAGCAGCACCTACAGCACCGCCTGAAGTCACATCGTAAATTTTGCCTCCAGCAACAGCAAATAGTTTTTCCGACGCACCGCCCGAGTAATTGAAGAGGCTTTCAACCTGCCCCGAAATACCCGTTGCGAATTGCTGATAACCGCCCCGCAGGTTCACGCTTGAAACAGTGGGGAACATATTTGTTAACTGCACCGCGTCGGTCGGTTCCATGTTGGCCAACGAATCCCGAGCGTTCCAGCCACCGATGGGGGCAGGCAATGAAGCCACTTGCGCGGCTGTGCCTTGCACCATCATCCTGCGGCGTGCGCTGATAGCCATCAGTTTGTACCGTAGCCCGAATCGGGAATGTTGTCGTAGCCAATGAGAACCGTACCCGGCCGCGGGGCAAGCGACAGATTAGCAGACGACATATCGAGAGCTTTCGCTGCTTCCATTTCTGTCAGGTAATTACGCATCATCGCCGTGGTGTCAAAGCCTTTCGCCTCAAAATACTTTAGCTTAGTAGCGTTGACCATCAAGCGATCAGGATAGATGCAGGTGTCAGTGTCAGCCGTAAACGAGTTTTTGACAGTCCCATCAGCAGCATTTGCCCACCCTTTGCTGCGATACTCAAAGCCCAAGTATTCAGACGTGGACATACCTGGCCAAATCTGAAAGTATGCACCGAGCAAACGCCAACGAATACGCGGGCCAGTTGAGATATAGCCCGACAACAGCCACTCCCACTGCTGTGCGTCCTCAGGGCCGAGCATTTCCCAGTGCTTGGATTTGTCCCACATCGTGCGCGGGACAAGAGCTTCGTAATCCGTGGGAAGGCTGTAGCGGATTTTCTGAAAATATGCCGTTGCAGCAGTACCGTTAGCAGAAAAATCCTGATTGACTGTGACTTGCGTTGCAGAGTCTACAGAGACGATATAAGTATTCTGATTGATGCCTGTGCCTTGAACTTGATAAGTTGTATCAAGCCCCGCAGTCGATGCCATTGTGATCGTGCGGGCGGCGGTCGTCCAAGTGCCGGTAGTCGTGATCCACTGCGTATAGAAAGTGTGCTGCTTTGTCAGTTCCCGCCAAGCGTGGCGACGGAGAAACTCATATCCATTCGCGTTCATCAACGCGAGAATTTGGATAACGTCTTGGTTCGTGTTTCCTGCTACGCTTGTCGGGGTTGCAACGCCAAGCTCGTTAGTTACTTGCTGCACTAACTCCAGCATCGTCGTCGTGGACATTTTCTTTCCTCGGTCGGCCCGGACGACGCTGCTCTAAAAGCATCGCCATCTGCGCCTTAAGTTCTTCAAGCTCTGCACGAGTCTTTTCCAACTCGCCACTCGAAACGCTTTGATTCTTGTTCAACAAATAATTGCGAGCACGTTCGCGCAGTCCCACGCCACCCATGCCAACCCGTTGAAGCTGATTATCGCTTGCCGTCGCAACTTGTTCAACCGTCTGAAACTTGAGAATCTGCAACTCGGCTAGTTGGTTGTCCGTCAACTCGTCAGGGCGATCTTGAAACCAATCTTTCAGCGGCGTGCCGATAACCGGCCCATCGTTGTTTTGCATTTGGAAATGCAACCATTGGCGCGGAAAGCGTTCTTTATGGTCATCCCGAACCGGCTGATCTATCACATTTGTTTTATCGCCAGGTACAACGATTCGGACAAACGGCTTGCCTTTATGCGGGTCTTTCTCTTGGGTGTAAAACTCAACGTAGAGTTGAGCATCCGCATTGTTGATATCTGAATCGAGTGCCATAACGCTCTCCTGTGGGGATTAGGTTTTCGTGCCGTTGATGCTGTACCAAATACTGTTACTGACTGCAAACAAAATGCTAGTGTGATCTTTGCTGATACTGGACGACGTGGTTTGATTGATCGTCGTCGTTGATTCGTACGGGTAAACTTTTAAAGTGCTGTTACCCGAATTGGCGATAAAAATTGTCATTCCTGCTTCAGTCGGGGGTAATTTTACACCCGTCCCCGATGCCACGGTATCGACAGAATTGTAAACAGAAACCAGTTGCGTTGCATCGTTTCTCGTCGATCCAGCAGCGACAATATCGTCCTTGCCGTCACCGCAAATCGAAACGGTCGAAAGCTGGCTGATGCCTGATCCTAAAACGCGGCTCGGAATGCTCATTTAAACCCCACCACCCGCAGATCGCGCTGCGGGACATGGAAATACGGTTGTTCAAATCTGACCATTTTCAGCCCGACTAGCATCATCAAATCGCCAATTTGCTGCTTAGAATAGCACCAATGATGCCGCATTGTCTCAGGCTCGGGCATTCCGAACAAAGCGCGACCGATCAAATCATCCTTTCTGATACCTTGATCCCACAATTGCATGATGTTGTCCAAACAGGGCATTTCCAGCGACAACTGACCACCAGGCTTTAACAACCTCACCCATTCGCGCAATGTTTGTTCGGCTTTCAGCACCGGAATATGCTCAAACAGGTGATTGGCCGATATTTCATCTGCATAATCATCGGGCAAATCAATTTTTGTCACATCGGATAATAAATCCTGCTCTCCGGTGCAATCCACATTGATCCAGCCTGGCCAAGACCTATCACCAGCCCCTAAATGGAGTCGAATACGCTCTGCCATTTGCGCCCCAAGGTTTCCGGTGAATAGTGCTGCTGGATGTATTGCTGTCCTGCCCGCACCAAAGCGTTTAATTCGCTCTTATAGGCTTGAACAAACTGCAACCCACCCTTAACAGGGCCAAGGTAACAAAAGTGCCTAAATTCCTTGTTTATAACAATCTTACTCGTTATTACAAAGCAACCCGCCATGATTGCATTGATGAGCCGGTTCGCGCTTTTGTAGGTTTCTTCCTTGCTCGGCAAAATCACGACATTGCGTTGCCGTAACAAATCTTCCTGTGCTGCCGACGACCACGGTATGCACTCAATTACATCATTCGGGCCGGTGCAATACGCCATGTCGTAACGCTGCAACATTTGTTTGTAGGGCAGGATTTCATTCAAATTGCTTTGATGCCCGAGCCACAAGAATTTTTCGCCGTCAGCATGGGGTTGCCCGCTGTTTTCCCAAGTGTCGGGAATTATGTGTGCCTCTTTTTGCACATATTCGTGAATTCGTCGCGCCATTTCCTTAGACGGACACACCACTGCATCAGCTTTTCGAGCCATTTCTGCATAAATTTCCCCTAGCTTTGGATGCAAAAAATGATCGTCGCAAATGTCTACAACCGCTTTTGCGCCCCTAGCTTGCACCTGCTCAAACATCACTAAATCGTCGGGCTGCGGCTTGGAAAACACCGTGATATCTGCGCCTCGAGCATTCAATCTTGAGTGATAACCGCAATAAGCTGAAGGCATAGCCGCCCGCAGTCGGTACGATGCCATGTCAGCACCGCCAGCATGAATGAACGTCACGCGGCGAGTTTGCATTCGCTCCGAACCCGCAGGATTTCAGCTATCAACCCATCGCCCCGAGCTTCTATCGTAATGTCGGGCATGACAGTAAACACAAGTTGAAACTCATTCGCTTGTTGCGCCATTGCCATATTGCTTACAAATCGCTTGCGGTGCGGCGCTTCACCAACAAAGATTTCGATGGTCTTGCCTGCTTTTTCGCCGGTGAATCGCTTCACTCCATCTTCACGGATGCAAGAGTCATAGCCATACAAAATGAACTTGCGAAAGCCTAGCAAATAACCGATGTTAATAGCCCGTAGGCCGGAAGTCGTCCCACCGCCCACTGCAAGTCTTTTTCCAATTGCCTCGCATTCAGCGTTTTGGCTCCAGGAATGCCATAGCAGCACGTTCTTGTCAGCGAGCCAATCAAACATCACAGGCGGGCAGCGCGAAGCCACCATGTATACCGTGTGATCGTTCTTTTTCTGAATGCAGTTAGTTCTGTCTCGTGGGTCAAGATCAACCCACAAATCAGGCTCTATGCCGTTGTCGCATAGGAAATCATGTGCGCCTTTGATCGCGCAGATAGTCTTGCCTTGCTCTCTGTGTTTGCGTATTTCGTCAACAAACTCAGGCATGGAAGGCCCGCTCCCCACTAGCACGAGTGTTCCATCGTGCCGAGCGGGGGCGGGTTGAAGCTCTGGAAGTCCACGCGCAAGCGCAGAACGAATGAAGTCTGAATTTTCTTCAGGCGATCCCGCCGCCTGCACAGAGATTTCCAGTTTGTGCATTAAGTACCTGCGATGCCTGAAGCGATGTGCGGGTAGCCTGCAATGCAGGTAACAGCAGTCGCGTTAGAAATCGAGGAAGTTGCAACAAGGCCAAACACCGCGCCACCCGACACGACAGCATCATCCAGCACGCCGGAAGTTGCCGTAGTGTAAAGCGGGACGTTCGGAGCGCAGTTCGCAGCCAGGTTAACCATCACCTTGCCGCCCATCTGCACCCAACCGTAATAGCCCGAAGCAATCGAGGTCTGAGCGAAACCAATACGCTTGCAAGTCGCTGCAAGGGTCGTGGTCATCATCTGCGCCTTTTGGGTGTCATAAATTGCGACAGCCGCATAGGTGCTGATTTCAGACAGAGCTTGAACATACACGGCTTGGCCGCCGTCGGACAGGTTGACCACCGTGCCGGTCGTGAATTGCGAAGTCGAATCCACGTTCGTCAGGGTAACGCCTGC